GCTATTACAATAAGCCAAGAATTGAGCTAACAAAGCGCAACTACTTGGAAAACACATTAAAAGCTAATGTTTTTGATGATCAAGATGCTCGTCAATGGCTTCGCGCTGCTGACAATGATCAGACAACAGGTGCAGGATTTATCCCAACACCACAAAGCACACAACTTCTTAACTTCTTGGCTAATGCAGATCGTCCACTCATTGATTCAATTTCTTCTGGAACAATGCCAGAATTTGGAAAAACATTTGAGTTGCCAAAGATTACTGAGGTTCCTTTAGTCGATCAAATCGATGAGAATGCACCAGTTACAGAGTCACAACTCGAAGCATCTTACATAACAGTTACAAAGAAGTCTTTCAAGGGTCGTGCAATCACTACGCTTGAATTGCTAACAAACTCAACACCTGCATTTCTTGACGAGCTTCTTATCCAAATGGAATACGCTTACGCAAAAGATACTGAAGAATATGTAACAAATACTATTCAAGGCGTAGGAACACTTAACGCAACAGCACAGGCTAACTCAGCAACAGGCTTGCTCAGTTATGTTTCAAGTGCAGCTGCAGCTGTTTATTCAGCATCACTTGGTTTTGCTCGCAACATGGTTGTCACACCAGAGCAATGGGCTAACATCATGTCATACAACGATGCTGGTCGCCCAATTTATATTGCTGCGAATCCACAGAATGCAGGTGGAGCACTTTCACCTACTTCACTGCGCGGAAATGTCGCTGGTCTTGATCTTCGTGTATCTCGTTACATGAAGGGCTCAGGCGGAGTAGGTACAACTGATTATTCAATGGTTGTAATCAATCCAGATGCTTACACATGGTACGAATCTGCTCGTCAGCAGCTTCGCACAAACATTAACTCTGACGGAACAGTAGATATTTTACTATTTGGTCAGGGAGCACTAGCCACCAAGTTGGCAGCTGGCGCAAACTGGTTCAACTTCACATAATAGAACCACACTAAGTCGCTCTGAGGGGCAGTAGCCCTCTGCCCCTCAGGGTCTTAAGAAAGGAATCAGGATGGCACTTACTTCAGTCGCAGAACTCCGCACCACTCTTGGAGTCGGTACGCTGTATCCTGACGCAACTTTGCAAGAAGTCTGTGATGCAACAGATGTAGTCCTATTGCCTATGTTATGGCAGAATGAGCTTTACAATACTCATCAAAGTTTAGCCAACAATGTGGCAACCCTTTATTTTAATACAGAAGTAATCGATTATTATTATGTAGGCCAAAGCGTCATTATTACTAAAAATGGTAGTCCGTATAACGGAACAAAAACTATTACAGGTGTTAATAATTATTCAATCGAATACGCAGCTACAGGCGCAGATCAAGGCAAACATTCTATACAACCTTTTGGAACTGTTGCTTTTGGAACAACCGATTATTCAACCGACACAGCAATACAGAATGCAGCTTTGATGATATCTGTTGAAATCTGGCAAGCGCGTACTGCGACCCTTTCAGGCAGTAACCTTGTCGATTTCCAGCCAAGCCCTTATCGAATGAGCGCACAGCTTCTCGCTAAGGTGCGAGGATTGATAGCCCACGCGCTAAGCCCTAACTCAATGGTGGGATAATGCCACCTGTATCCATAACGACCCTTCGCACCACATTAGCGACTGCATTAGTAGATAACGCTAAGTGGCAGACATTTGCCTTTCCACCCTCAACAGTCCTCGCAAATAGTGTAATCGTAAGTCCGGACGATCCGTACCTCACACCAAATAACAATGGTCAGATCACTGTAAGCCCATTGGCTAATTTTAAGATTGTTATGACTGTGCCTTTATTTGACAATGAAGGAAACCTTAACGGCATTGAGGACACTGTAGTAAGCGTGTTCACTAAGTTAGCCGCATCATCTCTGGTCTATAATGTAAGCGCAGTAAGCGCACCAAGTATTCTCAATGCTGCATCGGGAGACCTACTCAGCTGCGAGATGTCCGTATCAATCCTAACGAGTTGGAGTTAATTATGTCCGATTGGGAAAAAGAGAACGAAGCCTTTCTGATCAAGATCGGACAGGTTAAAGAAGTACCAACACCAAAGCCAGTAACTAAGAAGGACGAGGAATAATCCCATGGCAGTTTATTTAGCAAATACTGGAGTTCTAACTGTTAATGCGGTAGATCTCTCATCATTGGTTACATCCGTAACTATTAACCGATCATTTGACGAGCTTGAGGTCACCAGTCTCGGGGATCAAGGGCATCGTTATGTCAAAGGTCTAGAGGCTTCCAGCGTGAGCATCGACTTTATCAATGACTCAGCAACAGCTAAGACATTACAGACACTCCAGACAAACTGGGGAAACAATGTCACTGTAACATTTAAGCAGACATCTGATGCTGTATCAGCTACAAACCCTCTTTACACAATGACTTGCTTGATCAATAACACTACACCTGTAAATGGTGCTGTTGCAGATCTTTCAACACAGAGCGTAACATGGAATGTATCAGGTACAATCGCAGTAACTACTTCATAAGAAAACTAACAAAGGGGCAAAACCATGGCAAAACTAAAGATAATTCGTACAGACGGAAGCGTATTAGAAGGCGAGATTACTCCAGCAGTGGAGTACGCATTTGAGCAATACGCTAAAAAGGGCTTCCACAAGGCGTTTCGCGATGAAGAAAAGCAGAGCGATGTCTATTGGTTAGCATGGGAAGTAACACGCAGGTCAGGTGAGTCTGTCAAGCCTTTCGGGATTGAGTTTATCGAGACACTTAAGAGTGTTGAGGTTCTTGACTCAGACCCTTTAGCTTAAAGCGCGATCTTCCGTTCACCTACCTAATCGCTCGATTGAGCATTAGGTTGGGGATTGCGCCACAGCAGTTATTAGATCTAGATAAGACAATGCTCGATGCACTTGTGCAAGGGCTACAAGACGAAGCGAAGGAGTCAAGCGATGCCAGTAGAGTTCGCGGGCGTAAATAACCTTCGTAAGGCTCTTAAAGATTATGCTCCAGATTTAGACAAAGCTCTAAAGAAGGAATTGGCAGGATTGGCAAAGCCCATAGTTAATAAGGCTAGAGGCTATGCACCTGCTGTTGCACCTTTGAGCAACTGGGGTCGAGAGGGCGGTCGTTTCCCTAATTACAATGGCGCGGCAGTCAAAGCTGGAATTAGTTTCAGCACAGCTAAATCTAAGAAGAATAATCGTGGTTTCTCATCTAGCGTTCGTATTGTCAATAAGACAGCAGCGGGTGCAATCTATGAAACAGCAGGTCGCAAGAACCCATTTGGTCAGCCATGGGTAGGTACTAAAGGCACAGCAGGCAAAAGGTATTCTCATTCTCCTAACAAGTATGCAGGTCGCGATTTCATTAATGCTATGGGTGGCGAAATGAAAGGCAAAGGCGAAGATAAAGGTCGCCTTATTTATCGTGCTTGGGAAGAAGATCAAGGCAAGACTCAAGATGCCATGATTAAGGCAATCCTTAGAGCAGATGCAGAGTTTCAGAAAAAGACCGGTGGCTTGGTTTCCGGTGGCGTTAGGAAGGTTGCATAATGGCTCAGTCCAACATTGACATTAAGATTATTGCTGAGTTCTTAGGCAAGAATGCTTTTAAGCAAGCAGATACAGCAGCTACTAAACTTAACAAAACAGTCAAGTCTTTAGGTTCATCATTTGGCTTAGCGTTCGGTGGAGCTGCTCTAGGCTATGCGATCAAGTCCACTATCAAGGACTTTGCGGATGCACAGCGCGAGACAGTCAATCTGACTAACACAGTCAAGAACCTTGGTCTTGCCTTTGATGCTCCACAATTAACTGCTTATGTAGATCAGATCGGCAGACTCTATGGAGTAACAGGCGATCAGGCTGTGCCAGCCATGCAGGCACTTTTATCTGTAACTGGCTCTGTATCTAAGTCCACAGAGATTATGAACACTGCCCTTGACCTTGCAGCTTCTCGTTCGGCTAATGTCGCAGATGTTGCACAGGATCTTGCTAATGCTTATGTGGGAAATACCAAGGGTCTTAATCAGTATCGTTTAGGTTTAACCAAAGCAGAATTGTCAGCCAAGACATTTGAGGAAATCATGGCTGTCATTGGCAAGCAGACATTAGGCGCAGCCGATGAAGCAGCGAACAGCCTTAGCGGACAATTAGCAATCCTTTCAGAAGTTACCAATCAGGCTAAAGAGCGAATTGGTGGTGGACTATTCGAGGCATTGGGTGGTGTCGCTGGAACTAATGGCGCAGGTGGCGCAGCACAAAGCATTGAAAACCTTTC